ATAAATGCCCAATAGTAAAACACAAAGAGTTGGTTCACGTGCCCAAGTAATGCACGGAACCGCAGAACAAACTTCTGGTGGTCTTACCAAAGCTGATTTAAAATATAATAAATCAGGACGTATAGTTTCAAAAAAGAAAAGCCAAACTATGCGAAACAAAGTTTAAACGCACGTAAATTAACAACATAAAATGACAGATTATATTGTTGAAGCCAAAACTGTTCAAACGGGCGCCATTCGAACTTTGAAAGAGGCTTTGAAATGTATTCTTGTTGAAATGAGTCTTATTTTTGATAAGGATGGTATTCGTATGATTGCAATGGATAATACGAGAACTGTTTTAGTACATTTAAGATTACACGCAGATAAATTTGAAAAATTTTCGTATAATTATGATTCACGTAAATTTGTGATTGGTGTAAACACAGATCATTTATATCGTATTGTAAGAACAGCTACAAATGATGATACAATAACTTTTTATGTGGATAAAACTGATTCAAATTCGTTGGGTATTTTATTAGAAGATGGGGAGAGAAAACAAATAACTCGTTATAAATTGAATTTGTTGGATAGAGATGAACCTGATATTCAATTACCAGAAACAGAATTCAGTGCAAATATTACTATGCCATCTATGGATTTCCAAAAGATTTGTAGAGATATGACTTTATTGGGTGCTAAGACAATAGATATTAAAAATGTAGGAACATCTTTAACATTCAGTTGTAAAGGGCATTTTGCATCAAGATCTACTGTTATGGGAGATTCGGAGAATGAATTTAGTATACAAAAGAAATCAGATGAGATTGTAACAGGGAACTTTTCACTACCTCATCTTGTTTTATTTACAAAATGTACGAATCTCTGTAATAATCTAGAAATTCATATGAAAAATGATTGGTTTTTAATGATTCGGTATGTAGTAGCAAATCTTGGAGAAATTAAATTATGTTTAATGCCTTGCTCAGCATAGCTAATCCATATCCAATAGCAACTTCTGTAAGTTTCACAGAAGTGTGTTCTAAAGAATTACCTTGACGAAATATTCCTTCAAACAAGAAAAATCTAACATTGAAAAAATATTGTAAGAATTGATATCCTATTGTGGCATATAAAACTTCAGGATAGAAATAACTTAGAAATCCTAATAAAATATGACTTACCAAATATATGGATGGTCTTGTCCACACTTTCATCTTGTTAATCATCAAGTATTTTTATATTTTTATAAAATAACATGTTAGATTCTATAATAGCATTATTTTATAACAATATGGGATTTGTCTTATTATTTATAATTTTCATTAGTTTAATATTATTTACTTCATTTACACTTTTCATTTTAATAACTATATTATCTTATTCAATTCCTGAAAAGTATGTGTTTTATTTTTTTGAAAAGGTATCTAAATTTATGAATTACATGTTTAACGAAGAAATTAATAAAATCAAATCAAATATTAAAGAAACGTTTAAAATAAATATTTTACATGAAATTCCGAAAAGATCTATACGAATTTGGCATCCACATGGAATTTCTGGACTAACTCCTATTATTCACAATGGATACAATCTAACACATCCAAATTATATAGCATCAAAAGGTGTAGCGCATTCTGTATTTTTTAATATCCCATTGTTATCTACATTTATTAAATATTTGAACGCAATTCCATCTGATTATACGACTATTAAAAAAACAGTATCTAAAGAATCAATTTCAATTACGGTTGGAGGAGTTGATGAAATGAGAAGATTAAAAGATAAAATATTAGAACTTGTTATTAAAAAACGTAAAGGAATTTTTAAAATTGCTTTGGAAACAGGTACACCTATTGTTCCAATCTTAACATATGGTGAGAATGAACTTTTTCCAGAATCAGATAATGAATTTATTCAATGGTTTAATAATAAATTATACGAATATTTAAAACTAAGAATTTCAATTCCAAAATTTAAATCTTTTATAAATTGGTTAAAAATAACAAATCAACCTTTAAATCCTATTCATACATATACAGGAAGACCCATATATGTAAAAAAGATAGAGAATCCAACTTTATCACATATTCAGAAATTACGTAATATTTATATTTCAAGAATCAATGAACTTTTTAATGAAACAAATCCTGGTGACTTTTCTTTAAATATTGTTTAAATTATTTTGGTCTTGACTTATGAGCCGTATATGTAACATCATCTCCAATTTTAAATCCAGACATTTCAGGATTTAGGTATGCGTTTTCAGATACAGTAGTTGTTGTATTCCAAATTTTTATGATTGATGCAGGACCCTTAGGAGAAATGGTTATTCCAACCAATGTTTCTTTACGATTAATAAGAAATTCATTTGCTACACAATGTACCATTAAATCTACAAATGTTGTATGAGCAACGGAAGCTTCTATTTTTTTTGACCATGCTCCACCTGCTTCATTTTCAGGAGCATCCCAAAGAGGTTTGAATCCATGTCTCATAAAGAAGAACATGCCTGATTCCCAAGCTTCTTTTGATATTGAATCTACGATTGTCCAGAATTGTTGTGGGTTTGAAACATCTGCTATTTTAATATAACTTTCCAAAGAATAGTCTTTATTCTCGGGATCATGATACCACAGAATCCAAGAATATTGGAATTTTGTGGTCTCTATATCTGAACCCATTTGTATTATTCCTAAGATACTTTCCATGTATATGTGAAACGGATTCGTTTTTGGCTTACTTGAAAGAATGCCACTAAATACAAATGAGCCTATCAGTTTCTCAAATTTATTCGGTTCGTTTTGGAACCAAAATACCACTTCCAAGTCGACTTCAAACAAGTATAGCAAGGTTAAGAATAACTCCTGCTACTTACAAACCATTTAGACCTCCTAAACAAACATTTAGAAATCGTCAAGAAAGTGAGAATTGGCGTATAAAGACTCTTGGAACATATGTTAGTAAAATTGGGGATAAAACAGATCCCGAATATGGAGTTATCATGGGAATTTTAAATAAATTATCAAAGACAAATCTTGATCAATTGACGACAGAAGCATTGACTATTATTCATAAACGAGATCAAGAATTTCGACTAAGAGTTTCTGCTTTGTTGTTTAATAAATCAATAACAGAAAGTATGTTTTGTGGTATTATGGCAGATTGTGCCGTAAAACTAGTAGATACTATTCCAGAAATAAAAGATGATATTCATACTCAACTCACAATGTTTCCTAAATTATATGATATTCATGATACATTGACATTTCCAGATTCCACAGAACCAAATTTTGATGATAAAGTTATTGTTTGGATGAAACAAAAAGAAAAGAGACGCGGATATGCTAAATTTGTGACACAATTATATGTTCGCGAATTAGTTACGGAAGAATTTATGGCTAAAACATTTCAAAATATTATGGAGGAGTTGAAACATACTGCTAGACAAACAAAAACAGAACAAACGGAAGAAAATACGACGCAATATGTGGATTTCTTATTTGAGAGTTCAAGGGTTCTTCCATTAACTGCAAAGGCTCTTCGAGAAATTGTCCGAATAGGTCTTGTTTCAATTCTAGAAGTTCCACGACCCGAACTTCCAAGTTTATGTATGAGATCAAGATTTCGAATTGAAGATACAGTTAAATGCGTTCAGTTATAGTCATAATAAACATTTTATATTACAAATGAGTTTGCCGTCCCCTGGTGTATTGCTTCGAGTAGCACAAGTTGCGTTGTCAAATGACCAACCAATATACCTCGATTATTATGCAGATAGTCTTGAAAAGAAATGCTGTATTGGAGTACGAGAAGACAATTCAAAGTTTTTGGCAAAATCCGATGTTGAATACACATCCCACATTCAATCCATGTCCAAATGTGAAGACTGTTTTATCATTTCTACTGAAAATAGTATATATCTTGTTGCAACTTGCATTCCTGTTAAGAAAGTTTTAGCATCTACAACTACCGAGTAATTAAATAATAATGTTAGTTTATCCTCCTCCACATTATATACTTTTTGAACCTCTGAATGATATCGAGACTCAAAAGATATGGACGGATTATAAAAAAACACACGGAGATATTTGCGAATATACAGAAATTGACGCGGCAGAAATTAATTCTGTAGAAACATTTGCCCCATGGTTTTATAATTGGATTTCACAAGTTCCTAAAAAACAATCCCAACGTATTCGTATTTTAATGGTATATCATTCTGAATTTTTAACTTTTTCGTGTCAACAAATGATTCGAAGATCATTAGAAGAACGCTCTTTTAAATGTAGAGTATGGTTTCATGTAGAAGACCCATCTACTATACAAAATGCTATTCAGAGTCGATGTATTGTAAAACGAATAAAAACTCTAATACATAATCCCATTATAGAGCAACTATGAGGGTTGAAATTTATACCGACGGGGCTTGTTTAAAAAATGGCAAATCTGACGCAAAAGCTTCATGGGCATTCTATTTTCCTGAACATAAACATATATCAAAATCTGGCAGAGTTCCTGAAAGTAATTCACAAACAAACCAACGTGGAGAATTAATGGCTATTTTAGAAGGTGTTCGTGCCGCTGAGACATTTCCATATCTTGAAACAGATCTTAAAATATATACAGATTCAAAATATTCAAAGGATTGTTTAACTATATGGCTGCCAACTTGGATAAGAAATAATTGGAAAACAGCACAAGGAGCAGATGTTAAACATCGTGATTTAATTGAAGATATTTCAATTCGCCTTTCAAAATTTAAATCATATGGATTTATTCATGTAAAAGCACATACAGGTGGAGAAGATGAACAAAGTCGTAATAATCATATTGTGGATAGAATGGCAACGGAAGTTTTAAATCCGTCCGAAAAAATAGAAATAGTTTCAAATACAGAAGAACCTGTTCAAGATTTACCTTTAAAATTAATGGGACCACCCATATACGAAAATGAATTGATTACGTGGTGTAAAAATAATCTAGATAAAATTGATACAGATTCGTTAAATGCCGCTCTTATTACTGCATTATCAAAAACAGTTAAGAAGAATGGGTTTGAAATGGTAAAACAGAGGTTACATAGAAGTACTTTGTATCGATTGAAAACAGATAGTGGTTTAATAAAAGAAGAAGTTACTATAATAAAAGAAGAATGAATATAGTAGCTTATAACTTTTCATCACCTACATGTGGTCCTTGTAAGGTAATTAAACCGGCTCTAGAAGATTTAAAAGAAGAATTTCCAGATGTTGTGTGGAGATCTGTAAATATACACGATGATCCTGAATCTATTTCTTTAAAATTCAATGTAAAGTTTGTTCCAACTATGGTTGTTTTAAGATACGATTCGGATGGAGTTTTACTTTTCCAAGAATCATATACAGGAACATCTATGTCAGGATATTACCGTACTTTAAGAAACGCTCAAAGACTTATGTTACTAAACTAGAACTTATTAATTCTCCATCTTTATAAGCTTCACATACAAATTCATCATTATCGTTTACAGGAAGATTTTGAAGAATAGGTTCTCCAACTTTAATTTTTGACGGATCTTTTTCTATTGAAGGAGGAGGTGTATTGCTAAATACCATATGTTCTCGCACAACATCTTTTTTATCTGTAAAACTTTCAGATGTAGATTTCAAAGTTCCATACGCAGTTCCGGCAAATACAATAGACAACATTAGAGATACAAGAGGTGCCCATTTTCCATAAATGTATTTAGTATCCGCAAGACAATCTGAACTATATAAAGTAATCCATTGCAATATAAATGTTACAACAGAGGTGACAATTAATCCAACGGAACCATTGCTACCTTGTGAAGTTCCAATACCAAAGTTTCCTGCTTTACCAGTTTGAATATCCCATTGTTCAATTAAATGACACCATATAATCGTTTGTGTCAATATAATTGAGGGAGGTGCCAACGTATTTGAAAAAAATTTCCCTGTTCCAGGAACATCACACATAGATTCTTTTACTTTCGGATTTAAGTCTAGCGAAGAAGACCATCCTTCTTTACTTCCTAGTTTCAAAACATCATTTAAAACACTATTGAATTTATCTTCATCTGATCCGCTACTATTACCTATTTCATCAAACTTACTTCTTTCTTCTGCTGAAAGTTCACGAAGTCTTGCTTCATTTTTAGAAACTGAAACACCTTCCTTAGAAAGAAAATCAAAACCTCCTAAAATAACAACACCTATAAATGTACCAATTACAGAACTTGATATTGCAGCAGATTTGCTATCTTTAAGACCCGCAAATACACTTGGAACAACGATTAATGCTGATACAAGTAAAATCATCCCGGCAGTTAAAAATCTGGTTAAAAAGCTATACAAAACAGTAAGAGTTGTAGGGTCTCCTGTTGTAGCCCACGGCTCACCAATAAAATAATGTGAAAAATTTGAAAACCATGGTTGATTGAGCACTAATACAATAATAGAACCACAAAACCCTACTATACTTGCTATACTATACCTATATTGTTGAGATACTACATCTGTTATAGGTCCTGCTAAAAATATAAAGTATGTTAGAATTGTCGTAAATGTTGCTAAGAATCCAGTAGAAAAATCAGATTTAACTTTCGGATTCAGTAATTCATCTACGAGTGTCTTAACAGACGGTATTCCTGTATAAAGACCATAAACAATTAGTATAAGAAAAGAAATACTACCAAATATAATTCCTAATATTCCTCCTGCGTCTACCATATTGTATATCTCCAAGATACAAAATAATGCGAAACTACAAATGAGTGTGTTTGATTCATCAGCGTCTTGTAAAAATTCGAATCAAAGTCCCATTAATCTATCACAATCAGGTGCCGAACCCTGTAACATTCTTTGCGATTTAGTCTTTGACGACGCATATATCGCGCAAGCAAACGTGGCTATTACTCAGTTTGGGGCAATGATAGTGGGTTCAACAAATCTTGGATCATGTAAATATAACGGACATTCTTATTCGTGTAATTTAGTATTGATAAATCAACCAAGCCATCATACAATTGATGGTGTTCAAGCAGAAGGAGAAGTTGTAGCGTATTTTAAAAGTCCAACACAAGGTAATCTTTGTGTTAGTTCATTGTTTCGAGTCAATCCTGGAAAAACACATTCTATACATTTTTTTAATGCGTTTATTCCTTACGCAAATTCACAAACTCCTACTCCTATTTCATTAGGAGAACAATGGGGTTTATTTATGATGGTTCCTCCTACTGGTTCTTATTATGTATATGATGGTGTCACATTAGATGGTCAATGCTCTCCTACAAAGTGGGTTGTATTTCGACACATGATTAATATTGATCACACCGATTTTGCGTTATTAGTTAGAAATACAAAACCAGCATTTCGTGGAATACAACCCTTAGGTGATCGTAAAATATTTTATAACGACGTTGAACAATTGACAGGTGGGCCTATGCCTAAAGATGGAAAGACGTATATGAGATGTAAACGAACAGGGAGAAAAAATAACGACATTAAAAATGTATCTACTGTTCCATTATTAGAAAATAAGCCAAATACTGGAATGGTTAAAAGTATGAATGAATGGATATTTGGACAAATAGAAACCAATGGAGTTTTTTCATTAATAAATTTTGTTCTTTTACTAGTATCATTCGGATTTGGAGTATATTTCGGATGGTATAAAAGTGAAAAACTAGATGCCCTAGTTCTTTCTAGATGGGCACAAGTAGTTGGTAGATGGATTCGTATTCCGTTTGATTGGATATTTACTATGATTTTTGGTGGAAAAAGTATATTAAGTTCTATTGAGCCTCCACAATTACGATCTTCTAATTCCAATTAGATTTTCCAATAGGAGCATCCCAACATGATTCTTCATTTTCATCAGCATTCCATACAGTATCATGTTCTTCAAGTAATTCACCTTTATCATCAAATATAGACTTAAAATCGTCAACTCCTTTTACGACATGACGTTTATGTTTAACTTCTGTCCACTCTTCTTCTATAGGTACTTTTACATTTAGTTTTGTAGGGGCAGTTTCATCTTCTGGTTCAATAAAATTATGAATATTATTGAATCGAGGAAGTTCAAAATTTCTTCGATTCATTTCTCTGTTTTCAGTATATGTTTCCAAATCAGTATTAGCTTCATCTGATTTCTTCCATTCATCTGCAAGTTCGGAAAACTTTTTAGTTCCACCTACCCATACATTTTCTCGCTGAACACTTCCACCAAGAGAAGGGAAATGTTCTTCGGATCTCTCTTGTACAACCCGCATTACTTGTTCTTCAAGACTTTCCTTATTTTTATTCTTTTCTTCTTCATCTAGTAACCATTGTGGTTTTTGGCGAATAGGACGAGAGCTATTTTGTCTAGGTCTACTAAACACACTCTTTCTTTCCAGTGGTTCATTAAAATTGACACTTTGCTTATTTCTTAATTGAGGCGGTACGTATGACATTTTTGACGATTACTATATATAACTTTCAATATTAAAAATCCGTTTTTAATGAACAAAAACGAAATTGTTATTAAGCATTTATTTTAATAACAAAATGACAAGCGGTATATTAATTTCTATAAGTGGAACTATTGGGAAAGTTGAAGTTCCTGCAAAGACTTCCGATATTCTCGAATGGATTCGTAAAAAGTATAAAAATACTGAAATTCAATTTCAGGGAAAAATTCAAGATCCTCTACAAGAATCACAATGGTTATCTGTATTTGGATGCACAGATGGTGATGACGAACAGACAAACCAATACATTTTACCATACCCGTTTAATGAAGAAACGTATTATGGTCCCATTTTAATTTTCGCAACTGAATCTGAAAATCAAGATGAATATGATTTAAATATTTCAGAATATGTTAATTTGAAAACTGATCATTATGAATTAGTATATCAAGAGTGGAATTTTGTGGATGAAGAGGAAGAAGAAGAAGATGAAGAAGAAGAGGAAGAAGAGGAAGAAGAAATTAAACCGGTTCGTGAAGTATATGTTTCATTACCTACAAAATCAAGTAATGTATTTATAGATACACCGATTCGTGAAAAAGTTTTACAAAATTTTAAAGAATTGATGAATAATGAACTTGCTACACAATTAGAAGATTCTATTCTACACGTTGTTTCAGATCAAGCATTTAAAGATGGTATAGAAGTTGAATGGAATAATCATGTTTTCTATAATATGTATTGTAGCAAATGTATATCATTCTATGAAAATTTAAGAGGATCAAATAGTTATGTAAAAAACAATGAAAATTGGTTGGAAAAAATAAAATCGGGAGAAATTACACCTCGTAACTTTTCAGAACTCACAGCAGTTGATTTATGTCCTTCAAGATGGAAGGCATCGATTGAAAAAATTATTGAATCTGAAAAGAAACTTTATTCTAAAAACGAGAGTGCCGCGATATTTATGTGGTGTTCTGGTTGTAAAAAGAAAACTAAGTGTGATTATTATCAGATGCAGACACGTTCAGCGGATGAACCGATGACGACCTTTGTAAATTGTCTTGAATGTGATCGAAAGTGGAAGTTTTAAGTCTGAACACAGGAGATTCCATATCAGGTGGATGAATAAGAATAGGATCTAATCCATTTGTAATTTCTGGTTTTTTTACATCGGGTGTAGTATTTGCAAATTTCTTCTTAAACTCTTTAATTATATTGTCTGGAATTTGAGGACTTATTTCTGATAATCTATCACATTGTTCACGAACCATTTTTAACATATCTTTTGCTGCAATACGTTCGGATCTTGGTAATGCTAATTCAACTAAAATAAATCTGTAAATTTTTTCGTATGTTCTTGCTGCCATACGATGAGATTCGGAACGTTTTGACCACGCAAAAAATCCGGAAATAGTATTTAGCGCAGCAACTGAAATACTAATTCCTCCAATTGTAACATTTGCTACTTGGGAACTATTAAATAATGATTGTGAGCCAAAAGAACCTGCTCCTGCTATTGTAGATAAAAGGATAACAGGAATTGTTATATAGACATGTAAGTTTGTATAATATTTTTCAGATTTAGAATGTAGCCATGTAAAACATAACGAACGCTCTCCTTCGTCTGAAATAATTTTTTCTAGTTGAGAATTCCAACTTACGTGGGACTCGATATCCATTATTTTATGCGTACTAAATAATGGTTTGGGTATTTGATGAAGATGGGGGGAAATATCAAAAGAAACAATATGATAATCTGTTTAGATTAACTAAAAACGCAAAAATTGCGACGAACGGTTCAAAATTGATTGATTTACATGAATATTTAAAGAATAAAAAGTTTATGGACGCAGAACATCTACACAATTCGGTGTTTTTAGATAAAGATAAGAAAGATCACTTTTTTACAATTGAACAAGCTAATAAAGCGTATACGTATTACTCAAATAAAAAACATCAATTAGGAGGAGAAGAAGACCAGTCTGGAAAGGGTGCATTAAACAGAATTATTCTTCGATATATAAACTTTTTAAGAGCACTAATTCCTGAAAATGTAAAACAAAGTTTAGATGGACCAGTTGGTATGATTCGCAGTTTTTCTTTGAATAATTTGGAAACTATTCCAATGTTTGGTCAGTTTCTTGGAATGTCCGTTTCAGTAGCTCTTGCGATAAACAAAAATGTAGCAAAAATGTTACAACAATATGTTCCGTTAGTTTTTTCTCCTTTACCTTTTGGAGGATTAATTGGTAATGTTGTAGGATATTTTTTATCGTTGTTTCCAATTTTTCTAAATGTAATGGCACATATAAGTCGTGGTAATTTGGGAGAAGCTTATACACAATCTTTAGCGGGTATTCCTTTGTTTGGTCCTGCTCTTCAAAATTGGTCTGAATCAATTGATAGATTAGTAGAAGAATTTGGAGAAAAGAGGGCAATTATGGTAAGACAATTAAAAAGTAGTCCAATATTTGGATGGCTTGGAAGAATAATTGATACGTTTATAATTGATCCAAATTATGTTGGAAATCCAGAGGAAGATGCTTTGATATTTAAACAAAAATTTAATTCATTAAAAGATCAAGCAAAATCAAACTTTGATAGTGCAAATAAACAATTGAGAGATCAAATATCTACTCAGTTTACACAACCAATTCCAGTAGATCGTGGTGGAAAGACACTTTCAACGTACCGTTCTAAGAATAAGAAATGGAGGAAACAGACTCTTCGCAAATTAAAGAAGCATTAAAACAATGGATTGAATTTGATGATGAACAAAGAAAATTACGCAATGAAATCAAAAAATTAAACGATCGTAAAAAAGAGAATTCTGAATTAATATTGAAATTCATGCGCGATAATTCAGTTGATGATTTTCATCTTGAAGGAAATGGTGTTGGTGTTCTTTCTCGTAGCACAAGAACTACAAGACCTCCGTTAAAAAGAAACGTAATAAAAACTCAATTACTTCTTCAATTTTCAGATCAACCACAACGTATCGCAGAAGTTTTGAGGAATATTGAAGGTGTAGCAGAAGGTGCCGATGATACGTCTGTCATAGGAATAACTCGTGAATTGCTTGTAAGAAAACTTCCTAAGAAACCTTAAGATTTTTCAAAGCTTCTTTTGCGGCTATTTGTTCAGCCTGTTTTTTAGTTGGTGCACTTCCAATACCTAAATGTATATTTTTTTCATCTACCGCAGCCATCATATACATATTTGCTGCCGAAGATAACATTATGTATTTGGGAGTCTGATGAAATTTAGCTTGATAAAATTTTTGTAATTGTTCTTTAAAATTACGATTATTTAAAAGAAGTTTAGGTATATTGATATGTGTTTCAATAATCTCTTTTATAAAAGAATATATAACATCAAAATTATTATCTGAATCTGTCCAAAGAGCTCCAATAAACGCTTCTAAAATATCTCCAAGTTTTTTAGTGTTTGTGCGACCATTACAAACATCTTCATTATGTCTTGAAATAACGTAGAAAGTATCGAGACCAATTTTTTGGGATAAGAAACCTAACATCTCATTACAAACAATATCCTTCTTTAAATCTGTAAGAAATCCTTCATTTTGAAGAGGAAATCTTTTAAATAAATATGTAGATACAGTTGCGCCTAAAATTGAATCTCCTAAATGCTCAAGAGTTTCATACGAGTCATCAAATAAACCTAGACAGTTGGTAGGCTTATCTGCCAATTGAGTAATTTCACCGGTAGGAGTTGTATACACGTCTCGTTTTACATAAGATGAATGAACCATAGCTCTTTGATACAGAGCAGGATTGCGAATAGTAAACTCGCAATTATTTTGTAGAAGAATTTTTTCAACGTCTTCTTTTTCGAAAAGTCGATTTTTTAGATTGTACGGATTGTACATTATGCTTTGTTCTTTTCTTTTTTCTGTAAGTCCGTTTTCTATGTAAAGTTTTTCCAGCAACCATAGATACAGGTGGTATAGTAGGATCTTCAAAAGACTGTAAATTCAATGACTCCATTTTTTTTGTTAAATCTTCGGTAGTAGATTTTGGATTATATTTTCTAACTCCGCCAACATGATCTAGATATATCATTATATTTTTAATATCTTGAAGCGTTAATCTAAACCCTCCTCCTCCTCCTAATTGAGGTCCTTGTGATATTCCTAATATTCTATTAAATCCATCTACCAAAATTATTTCATTTCGTATACCACCTTCCATCCAAACTAAATAATGTGATAAACAAGCAATAAATTTTAAATTATCTTCAACTATTGTATTGATAGTTTTATCTATATCATATTCTGCCATAACCTTAAAAAGCTCTGAAAATGTTTCTTTTAATATTTGGGGTCTATTTATATATTCCGAATGCCAAATACCTATAATGTCCTCATCTTTTTTAATATCCTCAAATTTTGGATTATTAATACCAATTCTACCATCTAAGGTAAAACATTTTGGAATAACTTTTGCTGATTTTTGTATATTACATCTTGCATGAGCCCATCTAAAATTTTCTAATTGTAATCGTCGTCTTTCTATATTTTTAGTTATTAAGTCATTTAATCTTTTTTTAGATTCAATAAATGGGTCATCATTTCTAGGAGTTTCTATCCATGTTCTAAAATCAGAATGAATATCACCACCACCCATTCTTCCTGAAAGTACAGCTTGTTGACCAACATTCACACCAAAAAGAAAAAATGATAAAGCAGAAGGAATTAAATGTTCTCGTTGTTCTCCTTCACTAATTTGTTTAGCGCAAATAAAACATGGAGTTGGTTTAAATTCAGGATTTTCCCATTGTGTTTCGGCATTATAGCATCCAAATGTAAATAAATTTCTTTTAATTATATTTTTTGTAACAGTCTCAACTGCTTGTCTAGAAGACATTTCACTTGGTTGTGGAACTTCTGATGTTTGAATAAAACTTAATAAATATCTAAGACCATCAGATGGACCAAATTCATTTATAAATCCTTCGGATAATGGGGATTTTTGTAACAATGCTGGAATATAAGTTAAAGTTTGTTCATTAAAATCCGCTAAAACTGTTGTATGTCTTAACATCATATGAGCTTTAAGTGCAGCTATTCCTTGGGTTATTGTTCCATTTCCAAAAAAAAGTGTATCTCCTTGAAGAGTTCCTCCATCTTGCTCTTCTGTGTGTTCGTGTTCACAAGTTCTTTTTTTATTATTAATAATTTTTAGAGCAGCCTTATTTTCTTCTTTTTCTTTGAGATCTTCCTGTGCGGCCATCATTACAGCCGATAATCTCCTATTCCTTTTTGATGATCTTGGTGCTACCGGTGATTGTGCTACTGGCGGAGATTCTCCAAATAACCAATCCATTATATTATTCCTTGATTATTCTTGTAAAACTATATTCAGTCGTTACAAGTTTCTTGGACTGTTCTCTTAAAATCCAATCATAAAGTTCATCAACATTTAAATGACCGTTCATACGTGTTGTATAAGTTTGTAGATGTTCTTTCAAATCTTTCTTTGAAAGACTCCACGCTTTTGCACTTCCTGGTTTTTCAATATTTATTATAGTTCCGTCATCACTTACTCGCAATTTGTCAAGTGTTGAAAATGCGGGAAGCTTTACAAGATCAGCCATTTCTATTTCTACAATTTTTCGAGCTTCTCTTTTTTTATAAACTTCTGTATTGAGAGCCCTTACTTCATTATCCAAATCACGATATTGACGAACACATCTTATGAGATCATTTGTTTCTTCCATTTGTAAACAAAAAATAATAAGACAATAATTAATCCATTTTCAATATAATGGATGAAACGGAAATAGAGAATCTACGAAAAGTTTATAACAAAGAACATTCGAATGAAGTTCCTATTCCTGTAGGAACTATACATTCTGTATGGAAAGAAATTAAAAAAAGATTACATAAAAAATGTAAGGATTCAACATCTCAATGTATTATTCATAGTATGATGAATAAACCAAAAGCTCCTTCATCTTGGATTCAAAAACCACATGAATGGTTATCATCCGTAGATATTGAAAAGGTTGAAAAGGAATTCACGAAAATTTTTTCAAAATATTATTTTGTTGGATGTGTTCCTATTGATTTTGGAAAAAAATCATTAACAGGTTCATGTATTGTTAGCGCATTATGTTCAATGAATATTCGGGATATATACAAAAAAGGGAAAACAAAGGTAGGTATTGTTTTTAATACAGATGTGAGTACAGGACCAGGACAACACTGGATAGCATTATACGCAAACATAGATCCAGCAAATGAATATCCGCAAATAACTTATTTCGATTCATATTCTCAAGAACCTGAACCTGAAATCTTAAAATTAATGAACACTTGGAAGAATCAATGGGATTCTACAAAAATACATAATAAACCTACAAACTTAAATTATAATAATACTCGTCATCAATATGAAGATTCTGAATGTGGTATGTATTGTTTACTATTTCATTATTGTTCTTTATTAGAATTATCAATGAATAGACGATTTCCTGATAAGGTTGTTAGAGAATTTCGTAAGCTTTTTTTTAGTATTGGTGATAAGTAATGGACTATTGGGTAATTGGGGCTGTTTTATTGATTCTTCTTATATCCTTTGGACTTTACAATTCATTTACACCGTCTGAGAAAAAAGCTAAGGATGTAGCTGAAAGTAATTTTAGCGTGTATCCATTAGTTACAAAACTGGCTCCTTTAGGATGTCCTCAAACTGAAAGACTCTGTGATTACTATTTTGCATCTTCATCTTATTCTGTTTTTCCAGCAGCAAAGATATATGATTATATAAGCGATTCTGTTATTACAGAAGCAATTAAAGCAGGTGTTAGATTAGTTGAATTAGATATTTATAGCGATTCTAATGATAAACCGGTTGTTGGATTAAAAAATCAAAAATTAGGTATTGATTATGCTTACAATACTGTTCCATTTGAAGCGTGTGTGAATGCTGTTGGAAATAATGCTTTTAATTCAGTAAGTTCTGCTGTTTCAAGTGATCCTTTTATTTTAAGTTTAGTATTTCATACAAATAAAACAATTGTAATAAATGCCGCAGCAGAAATTTTAAGAACTTCGGCTTGTAAACCATTTATGTTGGATAAAAAATTCGGTTACCAAAGAGTTAATTTAGCAATTGAACCTATATGTAATCTACAAAGTAAACTAATTATAGTTTCAGGTGGATCTATGAAAGGAACATTAATGGAAGAATTAGTTAATTTATCATGGTCCGAATCACATTGTAGAAGATTAACGTATACTCAAGCTTCTCAAACATATGACGCTGATGAATTAATTGAATTTAATCGAAATAATATCACAATTGTAGTTCCAGACACAGGAGAAGATTTAATTAATAAAAATCCACAGATATTATTTACGTACGGATGTCAATGGATTATGATGAATTATGGATCATTAGATAGTATGATGGAATTATATATTGGAGAATTTCAAGATAAAAGCGTTTCTCTTAAACCTGCGGCACTTCGTCCTCAAAAACCTAGACAATATAAACAACCCGTTGTTGCGGATCCTAATTTATCATTTCAACCTATGAAACAAACAAGCCCTATCTACAAAATCACTGTTTAATTTTTTTATACGCGTTAAAACAAAATGTCAGATTCAGTAGTAGCATCAGAACAAGCAGGAGGACGTCGTAAGACACCATGGATGGTACACGTAAAAGCCACAATGAAAACTATGAGTGGAGAAAAGTCTAAATTAGGAAAGAAATGGTTTTCACATGTTCTAAAAACTGCGAAAAAAACTTATAAGAAGTCTCATGGTGGAAAGAAAACTCGTCGTAGTCGCAAGTAAATTATCTCAAAAAAATTGAATATGTATAACATATAAAGAAATGGGAGGTGGTTTATTACAACTCGTTGCTTATGGCGCACAAGATGCATATCTATCTGGAAATCCGCAAATTACTTTCTGGAGAGGCCTGTTTAAACGTCATACAAATTTTGCAATGGAACCTTTTCGTGTAAATTTAACCGGACAAGCTTCATGGGGAACAAAACACTCAGCTATTCTTGGTCGTCATGCCGACCTTGTTTCTTCTTGCTACCTAGAAGTACAACTTGATACAGTTGATGCAGTTACCTACCCTATTCGCTATGGTCCTAACGATGTTGCTGCTACTGGTCCTCCTTTGTTAACAACATCCGGTCAGTTGATTCCTGGATTGTCTTATGTTGTCGTAACACAGGGAACTACGAATTGGGGATTAGTTGGAGCATTTGGGTATGGGACAGGTGTAAACGGTCCTCCTCCAGGATTTGTATTTGTTTCAAATGGTCAAGGAGATGGCACTGGGACAGTTCGATTAGTTTCATCAATCAATAACCAAAATCCTGTAAGAGCTGCATATAATATGTTACGTTATGTAGAACTTGATATTGGTGGACAAATTATTGATAGATTATACGGTGAATGGATGTACATTTGGACTATGTTAACTAATACAACAGATAAATGGGCCCAATTAAATGCTATGATGTACGATACTGGATTTGCTGGAAATACTTGTGGCATTGACGGACGACCAGTTCTTGGAAACGTATATCATATCCCTCTTCCCTTTTATTTTGCTCGTAATCCAAGTGCAGCTATTCCTTTAATTGCTCTACAATATCATGAAGTAAAAATTAATATTATGTGGAATAAGACTGAAATTGTTCAAATAAATAATAGTGGTGGTGCTGCTAGATCTAATGGTCCTCGCCAAGCTAATTTGATTTGTGATTATGTATACCTAGATGTCGAAGAAAGACGTCGTATGGCTCAAGAATCTCATGAATATTTAATTGAACAAACTCAATATAATGAAGATAAGGGAGTTACGGGTGCAATGATTCGATGTGATTTAACCTTTAATCACCCTGTAAAAGAACTTGTATGGGTCGTCCAAAATTCTAGATTTGGAAGTTGCACTCTTGGAAATGCACAAGGCCCAACCACTGTTGGTGCTCCTCCCAATTTATTTGATCCTCTAAATTTTACTGAAAATGCAATGTATAGTGCCAATCTTCAATTGAACGGTCAAGATAGAATGCAGACTTTATATTCTCCTTATTTTAATGCTGTTCAACCTTACCAACACCATTCAGGGGGTAATTCTTTCTTAACAAATGATATTCGGGGTATTTATTGTTATTCATTTGCTCTAAAACCTGAAGAACATCAACCATCTGGAACATGTAATTTCTCGAGAATTGATAGTGCGACATTAGTTATGACTTTGAATGGGTCAACATCTGCGTCTCTTGTCGATACACAGAATTATGATGTTCGCGTATACGCCCTAAACTATAATATTTTACGTGTGATGAGTGGCATGGGTGGATTAGCTTATTCTAATTAAAGTTGTTAATAAATAATGGAGGTAGATAAACTTCTCATAATAGCTCATCCTGATGATGAAGTTTTATGGGGAGGTATGAATTTAATATTACAATCAGGATGGTTTGTTATTTGTTCGACGCATTTAAACGATCCTGTAAGATCCGTTGAATTTTTTAAGACTATGTCGTGGTCTAATGTTACAAAATATATAATGTTTGATGTTAAAGATGAATATACAGAAGATCCAGAAGAAGCAGAAAAATTGTATCGTGGATCAACATTTGAAAAAGCTTTAAAAGAATTAGCAAAACAATCATGGAAATTAGTTTTAACACATAATGAAATTGGTGAATATGGACACGAACATCATCGTATGGTTCATACATTAGTTAAAGAAAATTTTAAACAACCTAAATTTTTTAAAATTGGCGAACATCTTCCTTCATTATATACAGAACTTAAAAGAGAACTATTATTTTTTTATAAAGCTACACAATCAATATGTAAAAAAATATATAATAAAAAAGGGAATACTTTAAAAGTATCTGAAAGAGAACATTTTTTTAATGAAACTTTATATGTTCCATTAAATCGTAAAATTTCTAATACTATTCATCAAATATGGTTTGGAAATCCATTAGATAAAACAAGTGTTCGTTATAATCTGATGAATGGAGTTCGGAATGTGGCTGAACGTAATGGTATTCTATATAAATTATGGACAAACGATGATTTAAAACAAGAAAATTTCCCTTTGACGTTTCAATATATTCAAAAAGCTGTTGAAATTGGAAAAGAATTACAACAATCAAGATTTGCACAAGTAGCTGATTTAGCTAGATATGAAATTCTTCATAGATTTGGTGGAATATATCTTGATTCTTTATTTGAAATTAGTGATGAGTTTTGTAAATATATACAAAAACATTCAGATTTTCAATTAATTGTAGCAAATGAAGATCCTTGTGGATTGAAATGTAAAGGTGGTCCAGGACACTATGTTTCAAATGGATTTTTTGCTTGTATTCCTGGATGTATAAATTTAAAAAGACTTCTTCATCCTGCTAGTTTAAATGGTATTGATTTCTATAATGTTCGTATTAATCAAGAAACTGGTCCTTATTTTTTTCGTAAAGGAATAAGAGTGCGTGATAAAGTACATGTTATTGATACAGATAAAATATATCCTTTTATGGTGAATGATTCTGAATATAGACCTGGTGAAATTAATCAATGTATATCCGAAGACGATAAATTAATTCATGATTGTTTAAAGAAAAAATATCCTAAATCATTGGCTGTTTATCAATCAGGATTTGGTGGGTCGTGGAGTTGGTAATTATTCTCAATCGAATAATAAAATTAACGTAATGGTTTGTCAATTATTAATCCTTTTTGATATATTAATAAAGAAATAGCATCCCTGCTAAAACTTTTATTACTTATTTGTTGTAATCCAAAATAAGGTTTTGGTAATCCTGATCCAAGTATAGCATCTCTTTTTTTTAATTTAATATATTCTTCGCTACCTTGAGATTTAATATTGGCCTTAGGATTACTCATTTATATTATTCCATTAATATATCTTCCATTCTCACATCTCCTTGTTCGGCATCTTTTCTTTCTTCTTCTTCAATACGAGCATTTGCAGCATCTAGATCTGCCCCAAACACTGAATCATCTTCTGTCCCTTCGGGTAATTTTGTTTCGTCTACCAGAATATCTACAAATCCTGTTCCACAAGGAGGTTTTTGTCCAAACATGATATTTGCAGAAACGCCATTCATATTATCAAATTCTGCGGATAAAGCAGCATTAAACAAAATTTTAGATGTTTCTTCAAAAGATGATTTTGCTAGAACTCCATTTTCACCTTTACTCATACCAAATCTATTTGCTTCCATAATACGACCAAGATAAGTCATAGTATCTACCAATGTAATCATGTGATGGTAATTCACTGTTTCACCACCTGATTTAAATACTTCACTAAGTTCTTCGTATAAACATACACGAGCTGTTTCAATTCCAAATATATTCATAACTTCATGGATATCGTTTGAGAATGAACGATAAGGATCAACTCCTGGTATAGTTGAAAGATCTAATAAATTACTTCCTTCGGCGTCAAGAACATATTGTTTTGTGGGCATATATCCTCCAAGTTTATCATCGTAAATTAATTCATCATTTACTTCACGCAAATATACTCGTCCAATTCCATCAACTCCTGTTAATACAGTATCTAATAATTTATCCTCAATAAATCTTAACGATAATGCGTTCTTAACAATATCTTCTGTAAACACAATTCTTAATACAATTTTATCTGGAGAATTTGTATCTGAATGTACACATTTGAATACACGAAGAACTTTATTATTTTCAATTTTACTTTGAATTAAAGTCATATCAATAACATGACGCGCAGCTATTTGAAGTTTATCCAATTCAAGTCTCATAATCCACGGAGAAGCACAAGTCAATCCTTGTGTTGTTGAGAATTTTTGGTAAGACTCTAAAATATCACGATCTTCTTGAACAACTGTATCGGTAGATAAAGGATTTGGATCATAATAAATACGAACAGATTTTGTTATATCTCTCAAAGTAGTTTTTTGTATATCTCTTAATTTTGCTAATGTTAGATCTTGTGACATAGATATATTCGAATCTAAATAAACTACATTTGCTGGATTTTTAGGATTTGGAGATGCGCTTAATAATTCAACAATACGAGGAACACCAGCAGTAGCATTTGCCTTAGCCGTTCCTGCTGAATGGAAAGTATTTAAGGTTAATTGTGTAGTAGGTTCTCCGATAGATTGTGCAGCTAATGTTCCAACCATTTCACCAGGATGAACGCGCGCTTTCATATATCGAAACGAAATTTCCTTTATAAGTTCATCAAATAATTGTTTAGAAAATCGGTGAACAAGAATAGACTTTTTAGGTGCCAAATAATACCTCAATAAAATATGGAATAGTTTATTATGTTCTAACCATGATTGATTACACAACTTTTCAAGTTCTTGAACTACATATTCGGGTGTTAAATCAGTTTTTGTAGAGTACGGATTATTATATTTTTCAACCAAAGTTCTTAGATTTACAGGAGATTTTATAGTTGAATTCTTTTTAAACATAAATACATTCTTAACTAAATCTTCACGATCCACAAGTAAAGTTTCTATTAAATCTGGTGGATTTTCTCCAACATCTCCTTTTACGACTTTTTCGTAATCGGATTTTGTAAGGGCAAACTCTTTATAAATTTGTTCTAAAGACATAACACCTAATTCAATAGGAACAATTTCTGTCGACACGCTATCAATTCCATCTCCACCATAATGATATTGAAATATAGAACCGTTTGCATTACGAACTGTTCCATCATATTCTACATGTAAATCTTCCATAGTCTTAACAAGTTTTCTTTGAATATATCCTGAATCTGATGTTTTTACAGCTGTATCAATTAAACCTTCACGTCCACCCATAGCATGAAAGAAGAATTCGGCAGGGCGAATACCTGTTATAAATGAATTTTCTACAAATCCACGAGATTCTATTCCATCATCAAATCGTGGAAAATGTGGAAGCGTTCGATCTCGTAAAGAATATTGAATACGCTTTCCTGCTACTTGTTGTTGTCCGAGAAGACCAAGCATTTGAGTAATGTTTAGGTTTGATCCTTTCGCTCCTGAATCTACCATTTGAACCATACGATTATCTTTTGGTAAACTCTTCATAGATGCTTCACCAATACTTGCAGAAACAGATTTCAAAGAATTAAATATTTGGTTTTCTAGTTCTTCTCCATCACTTCTTCCAGAGCTGTTCAGGAAATTACCAGAATGAACACTGGATAAAATATTCATAACTTCTTGTCGACCTTTTTGTAGAGCTTCTACGATATATTCTTCTGTTTCAATATTTGTAGCTAAATCAGATGGTCCTACAGAAAATCCAGTAAACAAATTAAATTTAGTTACAATATTTTGAACATCGTTAATAAATTGACCAGCTCTTTCAGGGCCAAATTCTGAATATATCATATGAACTAATCCATCCGATGTAGTAGCAAAAGCACCTTTATTTAAAATTCCCTTTACCAATTTTCCATCTCGTATAGTTACTTTTCCATTAAAATTTATAGCAGGAAGAGTTGTGGAAAACACATCCTGGCCTGTAACAAAATCATTTTTTCGTTCGTAGGAAGATAGAGGACGTTTCATTCGAGCCATAATATTCATAGCAATATGTTCTGGAATTTTTACGTTTGGTTGTGAAAGGCGATATACTCCTGTTTGTGTATCTTGAAATACAGATATAATAGCAGCATTTGTTCGTGGAGAGACAATTTGTCTTAGAACAGTTGCTAGATATTTAATTTCAGAAGCAGATGTAATACTTTGCGGAACGTGCATATTCATTTCATCACCATCAAAATCTGCGTTATAAGGTTTTGTAGCCGAAACGTTTAGGCGAAATGTAGAATAAGGTAAAACACGAACACGGTGGCATTCCATAGAACCTTTGTGTAGAGAAGGTTGACGATTAAAGAGAACTACATCACCATCTACAAGATGACGATGAACAATATCTCCACCTTTTAAATCTATCATTTCAGGATTTACAAATTTTAGAGATATAGGCCTTCCATCTTCTTTTAAGAACACCGATTTTGCTCCTGGATATTTAGATGGACCGTTTCGAACATAAGACATCAAACGATCACGATTGTAAATTGTAACTGTCTCTGGGAAAGTTAAGTTCATCGCAATTTCTTCAGGAACTCCAAGTTCATCAACATCTATATTCGAATCAGGAGTAATAACAGAACGTGCTGAGAAATCTACTCGTTTACCCATTAAATTTCCTCGAACTCTGCCTGTCTTTGCTCCCAATCTTGATTTTAAAGTTTTCAAAGGTCTTCCAGATCTTTGCGCAGATGGAGCAAATCCTTTAATATCATTATCAATATACGTAGCTACATCAAATTGAAGAATATCCGTGTAATTTTCAATAATATCTACTGAGTCTCCTTTATCTATTTTATTGCGTAGTCTTTGATTGTTTCGCACAATATCAATTAGTTTATGTGTTAAGTCATCTTCCATACGTTGGTTATCTTCCATAATAACAGAAGGTCTTACAGTTAGAGGAGGAACTGCAAGAACTGTACATATCAACCATTCAGGTCTTGAAAATTTAGGATTAAACCCTATAAGATCAATATGACGATCTGTCATGCGCTGAAAACATCTTAAAACCATTTCAGGCTGAATGCGTATTTTCTCTGAATCTTCTGCATATGTTACACCTTCCAATGTAGCAACAGTTCCAACTACTTTGTCAGCTTTCTTTAAAATAGGAGAACTACAATGAGGACAAGATGATGATGCTTTTAATTCTTTTACTTTGTAATTTGCTGTTTTTTCTCTTACAGCGTTGAATCTGTCCATTCCCCAAGCATTTTTTTCAATTAATTCAAGTTCTTCATCAGGTAAATAAGGATTTGAACAAACTAAACATACGTTTTGTAGAATTTTCTGAACAGTTTCTAGAAATTGGTAAAGATATACAGGTCTAGCTAATGTAATATGACCAAAATGACCTGGACATAATAAATTTGTTTGTTTGCATGTTGGACATGTCTTACCATTTTCAATAACACCGAATCTTGCATCAAATACTCCTCCTGGAACAGGAAGTTGACCTTGATATGTTTTGTCTGTGATTACTTCAACAACACTGCGAGACAGGATGTCTTCAGGGTTGGCGATTCCAAATTGAACTCCTATAATTGTATCACCCATTCTTGTTATTATTAATCATGTGTTTAGATTGTTCCATTTTTAAGCACCGATCGTAACTTTTAAAGTTTTTTCCCAAAAATCATCATCATTTATAATTTCAAAGACAAGTTCATCTGAAAATTCTTCGATAAGACTTGATACCCACCCATCAAATTCAGGACCCATACGCTGTCGAAATTTTCCTTTATCTTTGATCTTTTTAGATTTTAAATCTATAAATACTTTGTAAAAGAATTTTTGAGTTGTGTGTGGATCTTCGGAATCATCTTTCATATCTCTTAAAAGTTTATACCACTCTTCCATTTGCTATATAATAAGGAAGAATGCGTCTAAAAACAATTCGTAGGTCGCATAAAAAAGAAAAGAAATGGGATGCTGTATTTGAGACGGATAAAGGTAATGAAAAAGTAGTTCCATTCGGACAAAAAGGGTATTCTGACTTTACGAAACATAAAGATACGACTCGTAGAGCTAGATATTTAAAACGACATTCTGGAATGGGAGAGCATTGGAATAAACCAGATACACCTGGTGCTTTATCAAGATGGATTTTATGGAATAAACCTAGTTTAAAAGCTTCTGTAAAAGATTTTAAGAAACGATTTCATTTATAAAAACGGATTCATTCGTTTCAAATTGATAATCGGTAGGACACAATGTACAATTTACCGATAGACGTAATAAAATATGTAATCGTGCCAATGTTAGATTATGACACTCGTTTGAACTTAAACGTTTCATTAAATCCAGAAGATCGTTGTTCGCCTTATAAATTTAGTCAAAAAAGATTATTAGAACATGAAAGATGTATATTTACATCAAACTATTTTTCGAAGTTATATAAAGTTAATTCGGAATTAGATAATGAAAAAAAAGGTGTACTAGTTTTAGATTTCTTTGAGTTATTAAAACAACCTTCACATAAATTAATATTTGATAATAAAAAATATGTATCTATGTATGTTGAAAAAATGAGAAAATTTTCAGATCCAGAATATCAACTATCTGATTCAAAATATAAAAAGCAAATTCAAGACTCCGTTGCATTTCTTTCAAAGAATATTCCTGTATATGATCTTCCATATCAACTAGAATGTAATAAACCTATTACTGCTTTTGATGAAGCATTTACATATAAAAAGAATGTATAAGATCAGTAGCTTGGCCGAGCGGTTTAAGGCGCAGGTCTTAAGAACCTGTGGAGCGATCCTCGTGGGTTCGAATCCCACAGCTACTATTCGACCTGAATCATGTCGTTAAACTGATTTTTCTAGGCC